CCCCTTGGACGACAGGCCGTTCGGCTGACATCGAGGAGTCCGACTTGATCCTGCCACGGCTTCAGATTGTCGCCAAGGTCGGTCCCTTGTCAGAAGTTAACGCCCCCTGCACCATCTTGTTGGATGGCGAGGCCCGATTGACCGATCCGTCGGCCGATCCTCCACGTGTTGATCCTGTCAGCCTGACGGTTTTGGCTTGGAACAAGAGTTACGTCGAGCATATCGACTACAACGCCAACGGTGACCGCAAGGTTCCCGAAGTTCTATACACCGAGCAGGAGGTGTACGACCGCAAGGGTACGCTAGACTGGGCCGACGATGGCGAGGGCGGTAAGCTTCGCCCCACGTGGAACCGAACCCTCAATCTCCAGTTGCTTGTCGAAAAGCCTGATTCGATGGAGGACACGGCCCACTTCCCGTTTGAGTTCGACGGTAAGTTGTACGCCTTGGCTTGTTGGACGGTTACCCGTTCTGCATACACTCGCGCGGCCAAGAAATTCTTCACTGCCTTCCACCACCAGTTGAAGAAGAACAACGCAGGGGGAACCTTCCGCCTCACCACCCATGTGGCTGACATAGCGGGTAACAAGGTTGTTGTTCCTGAAGTCAGGTACGGTCCCCGTAATACTGAGGAGTTTCTCAAGTGGGTGGAAGAGATGCGTCCCTAGTATCGGGCCACGTAGCCGTTGACTTTGAGACTTACTATGACGCTGACTGTTCGATAAGGGACAGTACCGTAGTCAATTACGTAGGAAACCCAAAGTTCGACGCCTACTTGGTGTCGGTTTACGCCCCCGACTTTACATTCGTGGGTAACCCAAAGGATTTGGACTGGTCTATATTGTCCAAGTACAGTCCTTGGGTTGCCCACAATGCAGGGTTCGATAGCGCCGTGTTTGAACATGAGCGTTCGGTGGGTAATATTAAATACGATGGCGATCCCCAGTGGGAATGTACCGCTGACCTGAGTGTCTACATCCAAGCTCCCCGATCTCTTCAAGGTGCGTCTTACGCACTTTTGGACCAAGAGGTGAGCAAGGAAGTCAGGGATTCGATGAAGGGTAAGAACTGGGCTGACATCGTAGGCGCGGGTATGGCAGAGGATGTGTTGGCGTACGCCTTGGCTGACTCCGAGTTGTGTTATGCGTTGTGGGCGAAGTATTCGCATTTGTGGCCTGACACTGAAAGAATGGTGTCCAAGGTCACACGACTCATGTCCCAACGAGGCGTCAAGGTGGATGAAGAGAAACTGAACACGTCCATCGATATGTTGGAGCAGGTTGTCTTCGACTCTCGCAACAACATCCCTTGGGTTGAGGAGTACGATTCAAAGTACAAGAAGAACTACCCACCCACCAGTGTCAGGGGTCTGGCCCTTACTTGCGACAAGCACGGTATCGATCCACCTGCCTCGACTGCTGAGGATAGCGACGAGAGGAAGTCATGGGAAGCCGAACACGGGAAAAAGTTTCCGTGGATTAAGCACATGGGCAACTTTCGGAAAGCTAACAAGCACTTGAAGATCATCAAGAGGGTCAAGGAACGGTTGATTAACGGGGTCATGCCCTACGGATTGAAGTACTTCGGCGCTGACGCTACTGGTCGATGGAGCGGGGATGCAGGGTTCAATACTCAGAATATGCCGAGGGGTGAAACCTTTGGTGTCGATATTCGATCATTCTTCGTACCTAGAAAGGGTAAGAAGTTTGTCATCGCTGACCTGAGTCAGATCGAACCTCGTTGTTTGTCCGCTCTTATTGGGGACTGGAACTTTTTGGATAAGCTTGCTACGGGAATGTCTCCGTATGAGGCTCACGCCAGAGACACCATGAACTGGACTGGTGGCTTGCTAAAGAAAGAGAACTCGGAGTTGTATACGTTGGCCAAGGCCCGTGTGTTGTCTCTAGGGTACGGAGCCTCTTGGCAGAGCTTTATCAAGCAGGCGGGCAAGTACGGTGCGTCCGAGATACTGCGCGCCCCCGTGTCATCTGAGCAGGTGAGCGACTTTCGGGCTTACTTGGAACGCTTCTCGCGCTTCGCTAAAAACACGAATGCCGTCGCTCATGGTAAAGATCAGTTGCTGACGTGGTTCGACAACGCACCGCAGTCGGATCGGAACGAAGCGGTTAATGCGTATATGCAGGTGATGGACTTCCGTAATGGCAACCCTGCCTTGGTCAAGGAATGGAACCGACTGGATCGCCTTTTTAGAGATTCAGCAAGTCAGGCCAAGCATGGTAGCAAATTTACGTATGTCTTGCCCAGTGGAAGGGCGTTGCAGTACTTCAACATACACAAGGAACCCGTCAAGGGGTACTGTTGTTTTACTCAGATGCCTGACGCACCTGACTACAAGCGGACACGGTATATGTATGGGAGCAAGATATTTCAGAATGCTTGCCAGTCGTTTGCTCGTGACATATTCGCTGACATCATGGTTCGCTTGCATGAAGCAGGTTACGATATTGTGCTTCAGATACACGATGAAGTTGTAATTGAGGTTGACGCAGAGTACGCAGAGGAGGCTAAAATAGATATCTTGAAATTTATGTCAACTCCACCTCACTGGGCTGAAGACCTACCCTTATCTGCTGACGCAGTAATCACCGACAGGTATCAGAAATGAAGCCTATACTAATTGGTTTGTGCGGACTGAAAGGTTCGGGCAAGACAACCTTGGCTCAGGAGTTAGTCAAGATTCATAATTATCACAGGCTATCCTTCGCCCAACCGTTGCGAGACGGACTCAGGGCGATGGGTGTGCCTGACACATTTTTATACGACCACAAACAAACACCTATTCCCGACATGGGCGGTAAAGACGCCAGATGGCTTCTCCAGACCCTTGGGACCGAGTGGGGCCGTGTGCTTATCACGCCTGACATTTGGGTAAACTGTTTACGAAACCGATACCGCAGGCTGAATGAAAACGGTCAGCGTTGCGTCATTGACGATGTACGGTTTGATAACGAGGCTAAGTTTATCACGGAAGCGGGTGGTGTCGTTGTGGAAGTAATGCGAGGTGGCACACAGGGGGATGGTCATGTTAGTGAACAAGGCGTCAGCCCCGATCTCGTAGATTTCAAAATACGGAACGACGATTCGGTCACGGATGGTTTACGCAATTTGGAGAGCGTTATCCTATGACCCACCATGCCTACTGCTTAGACAATCTATCGGAACATACTGCTAAAAAACTAGAACCTTGGACTATAGACCCCAAGACATTCAGCTACCCCGACGCCCCCTTTAAGGACGCTTCCTCATATAAGAAGTGGGCCTGCACACAGGGGACCAAGTACTGCGCCTTCTCTTTGGTCGAGGGCGAGGTGTCCACCAACAGGGTAACTAAGGACAACGAGCCTAAGCGTATTTTCGGTATGGTTGCCGACTATGACACCGAGACGCCTTTTACCGAGGAGCAGATTAAGGAGTTTGTTGCACGGTCGGTGGCGTCGGACCACCCGTGCGCCTACCTGTCCAAGTCTTATCGAGGGGGATTGCACGTCGTGTGGTTGTTTGAATCACCCGTGTCATGCCTTGGCCGTTTATCGGCTACCCAGTTTCTTAAAGAGGCATCGAAGGGGTTGGGTCTGATCAAGCTACTTAGGGGGTTGGACACCAAGGCCGTCGAGACCCCCGAACAATACTACCTTTACGGACGGGATTGGCAGGTGGTCAGTAACCACACTATTCCTGACGCCGTGACCCATTTGTGGATGCACCAATGCACCAAGTCCGACACCTTCAAAAATTATGGTATCGAGGTTCCCTTGGATGTCGTGTGGGAGGAGGTCCAGACCAAGTTTCCAAATCACGGGTGGCGTGGCGACTTTAAGGAGGGAGCCAGAGGGCCGACCTTCTTTGATCCCCACGGGGGACACCAGTCGGACAACTCGGCCGTGGTAAAGCCTACAGGTATGCAGGCCTTCAACATGGACAAGGGATTTTTCTCGTGGGCCGAGATATTCGGCACGGGGTTTGTCCGTAAGTTTCAAGAGTCTCGCATAGGCGGGTCCGTAGCTAACTTCTATTACGACTCTTCCAATTATTGGGAGAAAGTGGAGAAGCGTTTCCTTCCACGTAATCGGAAAGACGTTGAGGTCAGGCTCAAGGCCGTTCACCGTTTGAATGGCAGGACACCGAAGAACGACACTTTTAGTGAAATCGATGACGCCTTCAGCACGATTATAACGGCTAAATCTGTGAGCGCTGCCATGCCACTGGTGTTCAACAAAAACGAAGTAGTTGAAATTGCAGGCCGTCGTTACCTCAACATTGCTACCCGTGAACCGATCAAGCCTGCTGACGCCCAACAACAGTGGAAGACCAACTTCCCGTTCATTGGAGAATTGGTGGAATCTGTTTACGGACCCGACCAACTTCCGTACTGGCTTGCGTGGATGGCCCGTTTCTACCGCTCTGCGCACTTGGGTGTACCTGAGCAGGGCCATGCCGTATTCTTGATAGGCGACACGGGTGCGGGGAAAACACTCATAAACGAGAACGTGTTGGACATTATGTTTGGGGGCCATGCCTCTTGCTCTGCGTTTCTCATGGGCGAAGACGGCTCACGGTTTAATGCCCCGCTTTTCGAGTATGGTGTTTGGACTTGCGACGACAGGGTTCCCGCATCTGACGCTAGGAAGTTTCAACATTACTCGTCTACGGTGAAAAGCATTGTGGCTAACGGGATGTTCCACGTGGACGATAAGAATCGCAGGTCAGGTCAGATTCCTTGGAACGGCCGACTCAGCGTCACGGCCAACTTTACACAGGAAGATATTCGTATGGTTCCCGACCTTAACGTATCCATGCGAGACAAGATCATGTTGTTCAAGGCACAGAATCACTCGTTTGCCTTTGGGTCCAGAGCCGAAAACCGTGAGGCCTGTCAGAAGGAGGCACCGTTTTTTGCCCGTTGGTTGTTGGACCACACCCCGCCATCCCAAATCATGGGGTCTCAGCGTTTTGGCGTCAGTAGTTACATCAACCCTGAACTGGAGGCCTTCGCTTTGGAGAACTCATCCCATGCTTATATGTTGGAGATCGTCGAGATATTTAACGATCAGCACTTCTCCGCTCAAGGCAGTCCCGACTGGACGGGTACGGCAACTGAGCTTATGCGTGAGTTGGGTACGTACGAGGGCCACAACGTGTTCTTAAAGGGCGTGGACGCCATCCGCATAGGTCGGTCATTGGCTCACTACAACAACAAGAAAGTGGACTGGTTGGACAAGAAGGGGAAGAAGTGGGTCATACACAACCCATTTCTGAAGAAGAACAATGGATGATTATCCTTGGGGTGTGGCCTTAGTCGGGGTCTTGATAATTATGGCGCTAAGTTATTATTTCAAAGCTTGTGCAGGTCTTTTGTGAAAACCATCATTCACGTCAATCAGCACAAGGTTCGCAGTAATACCAAAACAGGTAACCGTGAACCCGTGCTGACGTGTAAGACGTACAAGTCCAACACGTACGCTCACGAAGTCAGAATCAACGACCACACCAAAGTTGTATACAGTCCAGACAAGCCCCTATCCTGTGGCGCTAGGGTGTGGATTGAAACCACTGAAGAGGTTCAGTGCGATTGATTAGCGTCTTTTCTAGGCCTGCCCGCCTTACCGTTGGAGTCGAATAGGCCTGCCTCCCTCAAGCGCTTTCGGACAGATTCCTCTGACACGCACAAATGCATAGCCGTGACACTGGGGTGTTCACCCATTACAAACCTGCCGATCATCCACTGTTTGTGTACGGTCAACCTGTGGCGAATGCGTAATTGCGTCGGACCCAACAAATATTTGGGTTCTTCATTGTTGTATGTGGGAAAACTGACGGCCGTGTTTCGGGATCGGTTGGCGTCACTGACATGGCGGCGCGTAAGCCGTTTGACCTCTTCGGGGGTCAGGCCCAAGCCTTTTAATATTCCCGACATTCCACTATTGTAGGCGGTACGAACCCTGTTACCGAAACGGCAGGTCGTTTTTTAGTCAGGTCCATCTCGATCTTAACCACCATACTCGTTAGGTAGCTCTCCTCGACGGCCTTTGCCCGTGAGCGAGGTAACAAATCCTCAACAACTTTTGAGACACTTTTAGTTATCTCCTTCACCATTTCCTCTTCGCACTCACGCATCGAGGAAGCCCATTCCTTCACATCATCTACCATGTACTTGCACAGTATATCACAGGTGCATATAGAGCAACGGCAAAAATACACTGAGCTAAAAAAAGCTATACCAAGGCTTGACAGGTTGTATAGCTCTGTGGTAGCGTAGTGCCATAATGACAACTAAATCCATACAAACGCCCTTAGGCAACACCGTTCAACAGACCAAGAACGGCCTACGGTTACGGGTTAAGTACAACAAGCGCCAGTACTACTTCCCACTGGGGTCC